CATCAAGCGTCGTCTTCCAACAACGCTTCTTGGCCGTGTAGTAGGTCCCTCTTCAACCCCGGTAGTAATACCTAGGAAGAAGAAGTCCCATCGGCGTAAAGTCGATACCCAAACTGCTCTCTGGCAGGCAGTTTGGGGCGGTTTCGTGGCCAGTGGTATTTCTCAACAGCATGGGTGCTGGGTGTTCAGGAGGTGGGTTACCGCCTCCGCTCCACGTGGTTCTGACTGGACTTCGGACAAGGTGAAGGCCTTGTGCGTGTCCCTCCGTAACGTTGCGCTTACGGGTTCCAAGTCCGAGCCAGTGGATGAACTCCCGGCGGTCCTTCAGCGGTGGCTTCAACGGCTGGCAATGCATGAGCCGCGTCGTATCCTGGCCTTCACCAGGTGCGCTCGCGCTCTTCCAGTTGCATCGCCTCGCCGCGTCGCTGAAGGGCTTCTCGCCCATGCCCGTAATATCTCTAAACCCTATGCTTGTCCTGATGATGTCTGTCGGGACCTTGAAGAGAGCATAGTGGTAAGGTTTGGAGATAAGTTGAGAAAACGTACTTGGGTGCATGCACCTAGCAGTAAGAATGCGGTTGTTGGGGGTCCTGGATCCCAAGGAGGTTATGACGGTTGGCTTCAGAAGCTTATCACTTCTGGGTTTAACAGCTACCACGCAGAAAGGGTCGAATCGACGCCCTTTGACTGGCTGAACAGCGTTCCCTGGCTGTTCGAAGGTCCTGTGTTGGAAGCCGGCCGCTCTGGGCCCTCCTTTCCAGGAAAAGACTCCCTCATCAACCGGCTGCTCAATATTGCGCGGATGCCTCTTCCGTCTACGGGACAAGTAGGTGAACTCATGCAAGGTTACGGAACCTTGTTGTCGATGAATGAGTTTTCCCGTTTGACGGACGGCAGTTGGGACCGTGGACTCGTCCACGAGGCCGCGCCGATATCTGAGCAGGGCTGCAAGGTGCGTGTAATTACCATCCCTCCTCCACCTGTGTTTACTGTGGGTGACATCTGCAGGAAGGCCGTGTTCCCTGTCCTTAGAAAGTTGGACAAACGGATTCGCTCTTTTGACAAGAGAGTCGATCCGAATGGGTTCGTAACCGGTATGCAGTGTCGTGCACGTGGTGATTGGCGCTGGATCAGCGCCGATTTGACTAAGGCAACTGATGGTTTCTCCCATGATGCTATTGAGGCCGTTGTTCGCGGTCTTGGCCGTGCGGGCTTGCCCAGCCTGTACACGGAAGCGATTTCCCAGTCCCTTGGCACTGGGCCGTCGAAGCATTATGTGAGATACCAGAAGAAGTCTTTCACCAAAAGGCAGTGGGAGGAGGTTCGCACACTTGGTGCCGTTGATGGTCAAGAGAGGTATGTTGACGTCCCCATGAACAGGGGGTGCTTGATGGGAACTCCGTTCTCGTTCACCATGCTTTCTCTCATCAACGGTTGGGCTGCGGAAGTGTTTGGTCGTTCGACAGTCATCTGCGGAGATGACCTGGCGACTCTTGCGCTGCCTCACCAGGTGAGAGCCTACCGTGAAAGTATTACGGCGGTAGGCTCGGGATTGCATCAAGGGAAAACTTTCGTTTCCGACAGGGGTTATACGTTCTGTGAGACTTTTTGTCTCGCGGGCGAGCCGGGTGGCCAGCCTCGGTTTTATAACCCCTACCCCTTGAAACAATTCATGCGTGATGGTAATGGGGTAATGGACAAGGGTAATTACTTCGCCCCGCAGTGGAAAGCACTGCGGCGTGTGGCCCGAGTCCTGTGCAAAGACGTGCGCGCCAAGGCTCGCAGACTTCGTCGTCCTCCAGAGCTTCCCGTGGCTCTGGGTGGGCTTGGCCATCCCAGCAAGGGGATGCGTGACATGCCGAAGTCTGTTCGCGCGCAACTTTTCACACTCATGCGTAACCATGAGATTAACCCCTCCAAGTACGCTACAAGGGTTGATATTTTCTTCTCTCCAGCCGATGGAAGGCTGTTCAGAGAGACGCGCGACAGCCTCGAGTCTATGTTTGACGGGCCAGCAATGGCTCCGTTTGATGTTGTCCCCGAGGGGGCCTGTCGCGTGCCTAACCGTATGTTGCGTGCACATGTCGCTCGGCAAGCGCACGTTGATTACTGGACATACGGAGGAAAGTACCGTCCTTGTAGACCAAAGACCATGAAACCAGGTATTCTTAAGCTCCCGCCTCCTGGTGCAGGCCAGTTCGCACGTGAGACCGGTTGGAATCACGTGGCCCTTGAGTGGGCGGCGAAATTGGACTGGGAGGGCAGAGCAAT